AAAAAAGCCACTACGAAGTCTGGAAGGGTAATGTACCTGTCGGAAGAGGTTGTTTTGGTGGTTTTCTGCTGATATTCGCCGTCTTGTCCCTTAACAAGAGCCTTGTGAACGTGAATGACGTTTCCTTCTACATCATCTGCGGTGAGTCCGCAGATTTCAGAGCGTCGTAATGTGCCGAATGCGGCAAGGTATAAAGCAATGAGCATATCTTTATCGTGTGCCGTAAAATAATCCATCAGTGCCTTAATATCGGCGTCAGACGGCAGGGCGTAGACTGGCTGAACAGCCTGCGGAAGTTTGGTCGACAAATTGATATTGCATCCGGATGCACGCAAGGCAGCTGTAAGAAAGCCATGCGCATTTCGCACAGTTTTGGGCGCGTGGTTTTTGGAAAGATCGTTTATAAATTGTGTTACTAATTTCTGATTGATTTTTGCAATCTTAACATCTTTTATCGATAAAAAATATGAATACATTTGCTTGTAGCCCCGTATAGTGGCTGGAGAGAGCACGTTTTCTTTTGACGACACGTAATTGTCCAGACATTGTTGCAATGTAATGTTAGCGGCGGAATCATGCATTCCGGTTTCTTTTTCAGCTGCCCATTCTGCAGCCATCAATTCACATTTTCTTTTTCCCTTCGCCGATGGATCATCACATGTAAAAGATCTGTAGTGTTTTTTCCCGTCAGTATCCGTGTAATCGAATGCACGAATGCGCCATGATCCAGAAGGTAATTTTTTTGCAGTTGCCATATGTACCATCCTTTCTTCTAACCCCCTCGAAATCGAGGAGTTTTTGGGTATAAAAATAACAGCCAGCGTGGAACGTGTGTTCCGCTTGCACTCGGCTGCTCCGAATGATACAATATGCTTGTCTAGGGCTCTGGTATCATCTGGAGCATAACCGTCCTGCTTTAGAGTGGGGCGGTTTTTATTTATTTCTCTAAATATCTCTTTGCTACAGTAATAAGCTTGTTTTTGTAAGAATAAATATCGTTCAGAGAGTCAATATAAATACGCTCAAAGTTCTTATTCTCATCAGGAATAAGCAATTGCTTGTTCTTTGTGTCGAGATTAATCCTACAAAGTGGCTTGCGGTTATTGTCCTGA